AAGGCCGGACTGGCCCTGGCGCTGGGTGCTGACACGGTAGTAGGCGATGTATTTAGTCATTGAGCATGTCTCCAAACATGGCGCGAATGAAAGGGTCGGTGGTCGGCTTGTTCAGTTCAGCAACCGCCTCAACGTCAGCATCTGTGGCGGGGCGCATGTATGTCTCGCCGTCCTCTGCCAGATAGACCAGCTCCTTGTGGCCGTCCTGATATTCGATGATGTCCAACCTGCAAATCATGTTGATCTCCCGATGGGGGCGGGGCCGTTAGGCCGCCGCCAATGCGTTTTCGCTGTAATGCTTGGTGCAGGTGCCGCCGTTCGGATATGTGACCAGCACTGTGTAGCGCTTCTTTTTGCCGTCCGGCACCGCCACAATCTCAAGAGTGTATTCGCCCCAGCTAGGCTGATAGTTGGCTTCGCGAACCTTGTCGCCAATTTTGAAATTGTTGGTCATCGTTCTGTCTCCCTGTGGGGCGGGGCCGTTAGGCCGCCGCCTTTTTGATTTCTGCGATGATGGCGTCAAGCCAAGGCTCAAGCAGAGGACGATCATCACAAATCGTCATGGTCAGGCATGAGGCTGCATGAGCATCGTCGGCAGGGTCTGGCATGTCTTGACGCAGGCAATCAATAACAACGCCCAGATCAACAGACGCGTCGCAGTCTTCCTGCCAAATCACCTCAACGGCGAAGCGGTCAATCTTGTCAAGCAGTGTGGTCATCTCTGTCTCCCTTGGTTTGAACTAACTCTCATTTGTTATATACACCATCAACCACAGTGGTACAAGAGTGGTTGTGTATTTTTTTTCAGAAAAGGTGACCCGATGGCCATCAATCCTAATGTCCACCTACGTTTGCGGCGATCTACACACGACAAACTGAGGGCTGTGCTGGAGCTGTCAGCGCACCGCAGCATGTCATCGCTGGCTGATGAGATCCTGGAAGAGGGGCTGAACCAGCGCCTGGACAAGGTGGCAGAGCCGCCGGTGGTGGAAGATCCAGCGGCGCGTGTCCTGTCAGAGCTGGTGAAGCGCAATGGTTAACAGCCGCGCGAAAGGCAGCCATTTCGAGCGCAGCGTGGCCACATGCCTGCTAGAGGAGCTTGGTCTGGTGTTCAAGCGAGACCTTGAGCAATACAGGCAGGGCGACCGTGGCGACCTGATCTGCCAGGACATGGACTTTCCCTTTGTGATTGAGTGCAAAGCCTACCAGCGCGGCACGGCTGTGAAGCCGGCTTGGTGGGATCAGGTGACGGCAGCGGCTAAAGCTGCCGGCAAGCTGCCCCTGCTGGTCTACAAATACGATAGAGCGCCGTGGCGCTGGCGTATGCCGGCACAGGTGCTGATCGACCTGGGTCACCCACATGGCAACCACGACATGCCCGACGACGCGCAGCTCGACTGGGGCTACGCGGTCGAGATGGACACGCACACTGCCATGACACTGATTCGCGAGGTGCTTGCACACCGCGATACCGAGGCCGGCAATGCCGGCATAACCACAACCGTTGACGTTAAGGAGTAAACAATGGCGTTAGGTTTTTCAGAGGCTGCCACCAGTGGCGGCGACTTTCTCCCGATCATCAAGTACAGCGCGCAGAGCGGTGACTTCGTCAGGCAGGAACGGCAGCAACAGCCGGACGGCACCTGGTCGAAGAGTGACGCCGAAATGGCGTTCCCAATTAGCGTGGCAATGGACATGGACAGCGTCCAGGTCGGCTGGATGTCATTTGCCAATGGCCCAGACTTCCAGATGGTTGGCCTGGGCGAGGCGAAGCCGCCGCGACCGAGCAACGATCACCAGGAAGGCTTCCGCATCCGCGTCTACAACAAGGAGATCGGGGTCAGGGAGTGGAGCAGCTCGTCGAAGGTGGTGAAGACTGCCATGAACCGCTTGCACGATGACTACCTGTCGGGCAAGGATGGCAACGAGGGCAAGGTGCCAGTCGTTACCATCGAAGGCACCGAGCGCGTGACCATCCAGACGCCGAAGGGTGAGCTGGTGTTCAAAGCGCCTAAGTTCGCGCCGATCACTCAGTGGATTGATCGCGGCGCGTTTGATGCCGGTTCCCCACCGGCAGCTACCGCGCAGGCAGAGCCTGTTGAACCGCAAACACCTCCAGCGGCCAGCAGCGATCTGTTCTGAGCGTGAGGGCGGCAGGGTCTTCCCTGTCCCTGCCGCCCAACATCAACAGGGAAATGGGGAAGCACATGAACAACATCGCAAGTTACATCGAAGAGGTGGCGCGCCACTACAAGGGCGACCCTACAAGCAAGAGAGGCACCGAGCTGCGTTGGGGACAGCACGGCAGCTTCAGCGTGGATCTACGCAAAGGCACCTGGTTCTGCCATGAATCTAACACCGGCGGCGGCGTAATAGATTTGGTACGCATCAACGAGCCGGCAAGCCTGAACGGTGGCATCAGCCAGGTGTTGCAGGAAAAGTTTGGCATCGCGCCACAGCAAGCAAAGGCGCTGACGCCGACCAAGTACCTAGCCAAACAGTACGATTACTTTGATGCCGACGGCGTCCTGCGCTATCAGGTGCAGCGGTTTGAGCCGAAGACCTTCAGGCAACGCCGGCCAGACGACAAGGGCGGGTGGCTCTACAACCTGCAAGGCGTCGAGGCACTGCCATACAACCTGGTGGGCATGATCCAGAACCCAGACGCGCCCATCTTCATTGTGGAAGGCGAGAAGTGCGCCGAGCGGCTCAACCAGCTCGGCCTGGTGGCCACCACCAATCACGGCGGCAGCAAAAACTGGAAGCCTGAGTTGAACCAATACTTCAAAGACCGCAACGTGATCGTGCTGCCCGACAATGACACAGCCGGCAAGGCACACGCTGATGTGGTCATCAGCCAGCTCTACGGCACAGCCAATGCCATCAAGCGCGTGGATCTGCCAGGCGATGACAAGGACGATGTCGTGGACTGGCTGTTCAAGGGCGGCGATGTCAGACAGCTACAGGAGCTGGTGAAGGCGACACCGCCCATAGCGGTGGAGCCGGAGCTGGCAGAGCCAGAAGACAAGCCCGATGTGTTTGAGACCTACAGCCTGGACTACCTGAAGAACATGCCGCCAGTCGAGTGGCTGGTGGATGGCCTGCTCACAGCGCACGGCTTTGCTGTGCTGTACGGTGCGCCGGGTATCGGCAAGAGCTTCATGTCGATCGACATAGCCCTGTCAGTGGCCTACGGCACGACCTGGCATGACAAGGTGACCAAGCAAGGCGCAGTGCTGTACATCGCGGCAGAGGGCGTCGGTGGCCTCGGCAAGCGCGTCAAAGCATGGCAAGCACACTATGACACGCACGGCGTCACAGATTTTCATGTGCTGCCAATGGCTGTGAAGATTCTTGAAGCGCCGGATCTGGAGAAGCTGCTGCGTACCATCGACAACTTTGGTGTGCAGTTCAGCATGATCGTCATCGACACCGTCGCCAGAACACTCGCAAGCACAGGCTCAGATGAGAACGACGCAACAGCGATGGGGCAGTTCGGTGAGATGTGCGGCGTCATACAGCGACACGCCGGCTGCGCTGTCCTAGCCGTACACCACAGCGGCAAGGATGCTGCGAGGGGCATGAGGGGCAGTAGCAGCCTGCTGGGCCTGTCGGACACTGTCCTGGCCATGACGGCGTCAGAAGCGCTCCTGACGCTGAAGGTGGAAAAGCAGAAGGATGCAGAGCCGGCACAGGACGCAACCTACGAGCTGACACCCATCCAGCTCATTGACGACAGCAGCGCCATCCTGCTGCCCACAGAGGCCGCTGAGAAGAAGAGAGGGGCCAAACTGTCCGAGCGGCAGTTGATCGCCCTACAGGCGCTCAGGAACGGCCTGATCGACTTGCAGGCGACGCAGATGTCGGTGAACAGATGGCACGACCTGCACAAGGACAAAGCACCAGATCTGACCGCCGCACAGCGCAGAGATGCCAGGGCAGGGCTGCAAGACAAGGGTGTGATCGTCATTGATGGCGGTAAAGTGTGGGTTAACAAGGATATAGGGGTAAATGTGTGATGGATGATGTGGTCATCACATACCTATCACACAGTGATCACATGAGATCATCACATATGTGTGTGATGTGATCCCCTATAAGGGATCACCTCATCACATAGTGATCTCATCACACAGGAGCAGGGAATGGCGAAGAGACCGAGAAAACCGAGCAAGGCGTATTATGCGCCGACAGAGGCAGCCGAGCGTCGCATGCAACAGGCATTGCATGACTACGATGAGGCGGTGACCAGGATGGAGCTGAAGTGGGGCGTGGATAGATTGCCGTGGCTTGCAGGGCAGGATCTGCGTGAGAGGTTTGAAGCGCAGATGGACAAGCTGAATCAAGCCATTGAGAACCGCATGGATGTGGAACACCAGGTCGAGGTGACCAAGCGTGGCCTGACTGCACTGGAGCAGGCTGCAATCAACAATGGCCACGAGCCACTGACAGGCGAGTACATCGAAGCCATCATGCCAGACGGCAGAGTGCTGGCTGTGGTCAGGACAGACTATGATGTGGCAAAGGTGAAGAGAGAGAACCGCGACCTGGTCGTGTACTCAGCAGAGGAGCTGGCCATGATCATCGCCAAGATGGCAGCAGACAAAGCGCCGCTAGTGGACAAGATAAAGGATACGTTCCCAGGCGCTGTGGTGGAAAACATTAAGCCGAAGACAGAAACAGAGGAGCTGCTGAATGACAACATCCCTTTCTGAGAACAAGCGGCCTTGGTCTGTCATGCCGATGAGGGCGTTTGCAGATCGCCGGCTGAAGGAGCGAGAGCTGCGAGTGCTGGGTGCGCTGTCAGCCTTCACGAATCGTGCCGGTGTGTGCTGGCCGTCGATGGTCACACTATGTGAGGTCAGCGGGTACGCGGAGCGCAGGAGCGTATACGATGCACTGAAGCGGCTGAAGCAGTACAAGTATGTCAGGCAGCTACAGCCCAAGGACTTTCAAGAGACCATCAGTGGCTGGAAGAGTAACCGCTACCAGGTGCTGTGGGATGGTGATGAGCCACTGCCAACCTACGAGGACATGCACATCGCCAAGCCGTTGCAGCTCGTGCGCGATCAGGATGACGACGCACCCGAAGAAGCAGGGGGTCTGGGGGAAAGACAACTAACCCCACACACTGCCGGTCAGCCAGGCGAGGCCGGCAGCCTGTCAACCGAAATCCGGTTAACAGCCGAGGCCATCTGTCACCACTACATCCGCGCAGTGCAGCAGGCGACCGGCCAGGTGCGCCTGTTTGACAACGAGATCACGCAGGCGCGCCGGCTTGCGCTCGAAGGCTTCACGCCAGAGGCGGTGCATGTGGAGACGCTGACCGTTTGCTACAAGGCGCTTGCGCGAAGGGCAGGGGTGCCGGCCCTCGCTGACGTGGCGAGGAGCCTGGCAGATGCGTAGCGCGACGCATACGCTGGTTTGCTTTTGTACAGGGCCGCAGGCATGCGCGCAGATGCGCCGCCGGCAAAGGCGACCCCTTGCCCCCGGCCCCCTTGCCGCTGTAGCGGGGTGTCTCACAAAAAATTTTCCCCACAATTGGCCGTTACTATGATCACGCAGGGCGATGGACGTTTTGCCAAATTTTTGCGTCTAGGTTTTTGCCCCAACTGCGAGGCGGCATTGCAAAAAGAATCGGACAACGGTCTGGAGGTTGAGCGCAAATGTTTGACTTGCAATCTCAAGATTACCGAAAAGAAGGATAAAGATGATGGACAGGCTAGAATTACTGGAAGCCGCGATGATCGCGGTACAGCAGCGGGGTGACGAGTATGGCAGCCCCTGGCGCAGTCACGAGCGGATCGCGGTTATGTGGACGGCGATAATGGGCGTTGAGTTTTCGCCGGAGCAGGTTGCGTTGTGTTTGGCGGCGATGAAGATTGCGCGATTGTCTGAGAACGCCGATCATCAGGATAGCTGGGTAGACCTGGCTGGATATGCGGCGACAGGATCGGAGTGTTTGCATGAGCGACAAAAGACCAACGGTTAGGCAGCGGCGCGCTGACCTTGAGGCGCGTGAAGCGGAGCGCCGCGAGGCGGTGGTGCAGGAGCTAGAGGCGATTGCGTCTGGCGAGGCGACTGATGTCATTCAGTGGGATGCGATGGGCCAGGTGACGCTGACGCCGAGTGATCAGTTGCCGGCCAGGGCCAGGCGCAGTGTGAAGAAGGTGAAGGTCACGCCGAATCAGTTTGGCAATGTCATAGAGGTGGAGATGCATGACAAGCTGTCGGCGTTGCGGTTGTTGGCGAAGCATCGCGGCTTGTTGGAGCCTGATGCGAACAGCTCCAAGCCGAGCATGATTGGTATTAACATCACTGGGCCGAAGACCAGCATTGTGGAGATAGATGGCGATGGCGACTGATTGTTATGTTTTGCCAGACGGCAATGTGCAAATCAGTTTCAGTGGTGGCCGCACAAGCGCCTATATGCTGCATCAGATACTTGAGGCTAATGGTGGCCTGCCGGATCGATGTCAGGTGACCTTCGCCAACACTGGGCGCGAGATGCCTGAGACTTTGGACTTTGTGCAGGAGTGCGCTTCGCGTTGGGGTGTGCCGATTGTGTGGATTGAGTATGACCGGCCAGATGGCAAGGCTGGCTATAAGGTGGTCAACCACAATTCGTGCAGCATGTTTGGGGAGCCGTTCGAGGTTTTGCTGCGTTTTCGCAAGACTTTGCCAAATGTGGCTTGGCGTTACTGTACGCAAGATTTGAAAATCTTACCAATGAAGCGATACCTCAAATCATTAGGTTGGCAGCGTTGGACGGCAGCAGTCGGCATCCGCGCTGACGAGAGGCACCGAGCCAAGACAGACAGCAAGGATCGCTGGTCGTATTGGTATCCGCTGCATGATGCTGGCGTCTCAAAGCTAGATGTGGCTGCGTTTTGGGCCGCACAGCCTTTTGACTTGCGCCTGTCAAACGCCGCTGGCTCCACCCCAAAGGGCAACTGTGATTTTTGTTTTTTGAAGAGTGAGGCGACGCTTGCTGCGATGGCAAAGCAGCACCCAGACAAAGCCCAGTGGTGGATGCGGATGGAGGAGATGACAGGGGCGACCTTCAGAAAAGGAAGAAACCTGTCAGAGTTTGTTGATTTTGTGCAACGGCAGCAGGATTGGATATTTGATGAGCAAGCGTATTTTTGCCAAGCAGATGATGGGGAGTGTGTTGTCTGATGAGTAGGTCTAGTAGGGCGACAGATCGGTCACCGCGCCGGCGCAAGGAGCCGACGACAGATGCGCTGGCTGGGTTGAACCTGGATTTTTCTGGCAGCCCGACTGTGTGGCAGTTTTTGAATGACGATAGTTTTGTGCGCGGTTTGATGGGGCCGGTTGGGTCTGGCAAGACTTTTGCGTCGCTGGCCGAGGTGATGTTGAGGGCGGTGAAGCAGGAGCCGTCGCCGATCGACAATGTGCGCTATACGCGGTTTGCGGTGATCAGGAACAGCTACCCTGAGTTGCGGACTACGACGATCAAAACGTGGCAGGAGATCTTCCCTGAGAATGTTTGGGGGCCGATGCGCTGGTCGCCGCCTATCACGCATCACATCAAGTTGCCGCCGCGTGATGGTGCGGCTGGTGTTGACTGTGAGGTGATCTTTCTGGCGCTCGACCAGCCGCGCGACGTGCGGAAGCTGTTGTCTTTGGAATTGACCGGCGGCTTTATTGATGAGGCGCGGGAGTTGCCGAAAGCTGTGGTTGATGGTTTGACCTCGCGCGTCGGTCGTT